GTGAGATTATCCCGGATAACGCCCAAATTGGTAAGACTAATACTCAGACAATAGGCTTTTCAGAGACCACAGATCTCACTGTAAAGAATGTTACCGGTAGTCAGGTTAAGCCAATTATTCGACCGGAAGGTATTGTTACAAACTCTGAAGTAGATAGTATTTCACAAGTCAATAACAACATTCCTGCTTGGCTAGTTATTGCTCTGGTTATTTGGAGCATCTTTCTTTGGCAGCTCCCTAGTCCAACCGTAATATTCAAAAGTGTTGGTAATGTATGGAGAAAACTCTTTAAAAACAAGGACGTAGATAGGGGACGTTAAAGAAGGGGTTTCTTTATAAAATTAGGGGACGTTAAAGAGAAGGCGTAGCCCGAGGCAGACCCAAATCACCCTAGAAAGAAGGATACCTCAATGTCAGAAAACAAAATTTCGACACAAGTAGTAAAGAAAAGTATTGCTACACCCTCTCATGGATATGACTCAGTTCGTGATATTTGGGCGAAGAGCCGCGCTGTTATTCGTGGACAAGAGTCAGTTAAAGCTCACGATGAACTAGTGAATGATTATGATAGTAAGGGGAATCTTAGTAATATTCTTCTCCCCTTCTCCCCCTCTATGACTCAGGCTCAGTATGATTTCTTTAAAGGAGAAGCGGAACTTCCCGGAATTACTTCACAGTATGCTAGATCTATGATCGGTGCATTGCTCCGTAAAGAAACAGCTATTGTATTTTCCAATGATAAGTTTTCTGATCAAGAAAAAGTAGAGTATGATGAGTGGCTAAGGTCACAATTTACATCAGATAATAAGTCTCTATTCCATTTTCTTGATAATGCTCTTTGGGAGGAAATGCAAACTTCCTATCCTTGGATTTATGTTGACGTACCTAATGTGTCCGAAGAAGAGTATGATAGTATGTCAGATGAACAGAAGGCTCTAATTAAGCCCTACCCTACTCTTATTACAGCAGAAAAAGTTATTAATGTCATTAGGGGTTCTCATCCAGTTACAAAAGTCCCAACTACACTAAGGTTCATCACAAGGGAACTAAAAGAAGTATTTGAAGACGATAATCCTTGGCACCCGAAAATTGTAGATACAGTAAGAGATCATTACCTTGATAACGAGGGATTTTTGGTCGTTGATCAATGGGAACTTGATAACAGCGGTAGTATTATCTCTGTAGAAAATGGTACTCTTCGTAATGGTGATCTCGCCCCCGGACAGGAGGGGAAAGATCATACAGAATTCAAAAAGAAATACACATTCTATCCAAAGAAGTTTGGTAAACGACTCGATCGTATTCCTGCTTGGCCTCTCAACGGAGAAACTGAAATTGGTGCTCCTATCCTTTTGACCTTTGTGAACCGAGAAATCGGCTTATATAATAAAGTGTCTCGTCGTAATCATCTTATGTATGGTGCTGCTACTTACACTCCTGTTATTATTGGTAACTTACAAGATGAAGAAAAAGAAGATATTTTAAATGCTGGTCTCGGAACTCTATGGTTCCTTGATTCTGGTTCTCAGGTAGATACACTTGCTCCCCCTACTGAGGCTCTTAATGACATGCAGGTTGCGATTGATGCCACTATGAGTGAGATCGCTCGTATGGGTATCCGAATGCTTGCGCCTGAAACTAACTCGGAATCAGGTGTTGCACTTGAACTTAGGAACTCTAGTCAAACTGCTTCTCTTGGTACTTTGAACATGAAAGTATCCCAAACAATCAGGCAGGTATTTGCCTTTATGATTAACTGGCGGTATGATAAAGATATCACTGCAGAAGATATTGAGTTTACAATGTCCAGTGACTTTAGTCCACAAGCTCAAGGTGAAATGGGTATGCGTCTAGTCGGGGAATGGTATCAGGCAGGTCTTGTACCTCGCTCAGTATTCTTGGATATGGCTAAGAAGAATGACTATCTCCCATCGGAATATAGCGATATCGAAGGTATGGAAGAGATTGAGAAAGACCCTATTCAACAGGCTGCGGCTGATGTGAATAAAGTCAAGATTGAAGAATAAACACCTACTAGTGTCTAGGTTAAGTCCCGTAAAACGACCTCTGGATGAGGTTGGGACAGACACTACTTCGTATCTTTAGCTCAATGGTAGAGCATCGGTCTGATAAACCGACGATAGGTGGTTCGACTCCTCTAGGATATACCAATTGCATTCTTAGCTCAATGGCAGAGCTTTGGTTTTGTACTCCAAAGACACGGGTTCGATTCCTGTAGAATGCTCCAATTATACTTACCAATCAGGAGATTGCAAGTAGATGGATATTAATCAAAAACTTTATGATCATATCGTGGATCACATGGGTGACACTCGACTTTTTGAAGAGGGTGTCCAAGTCGGAAATAGACGTATTATTAAAAGACACAGGTTTCGTCTTAGGGACCTACTTAAACTTGATATCAATAACACTCGTAATAGGGTGAAGGGATCTAAGGAAACTCTGAAGAGGGAACAACAGAGATTTGCCACAGAACTATACGCTTGGCAGAAAATGAACATGCTAGATCTGAGTTCTGCTGAAATCGATTTCTATGGTGACTCGCTATACAAACAAACAAAAGACTTTTACAGGACATCTAAACCTTCTACTCGTTCACTACTCTCAGAGATCACTGGCTCCTCTATGCGTGGTGAGAAATCACTCAGAGGAAATATCCAGAATATTAGTTCAGGTGAGTTAGTAAGGATCCAAACCAAGGTAAAATCTGGTCTTGCCGCTGGCGCTTCCACTAACCAAATTATCCAAGAGGTGATGAAGACAACTAAGATTACCCAACACCAAGCTGCCACTTTGACTCGTACCTCTATCACTAGCACTCAACGTGATGCAATCATGTCTGTGGTTGATCATAATAGGGACCTAGTAAAAGGATACATGTTTACTGCAATTCTTGATGGTCGTACATCAGAGATTTGTAGTTATCATGATGGTAAGTTTTATGAGTTGGATGATAAGTCCTTTCTTCCCCCATTGCACTTTAACTGCCGATCGACTCTAGTTCCGGTAGTGAGAAGTAAATCTGAACTACTAGCTCAGAAATCAGATAAAATTAATAAAACTAAACTAAAGAAAAAGCAAAGTGCAAGTCTAACAGGAACTATACCGGCAAAGGAATCTTTTGGTACATGGCTAAAACGCCAAGTATGGGATACCCAAGTGAAGGTGCTTGGTAATGAAGACAAAGCAAACATGTTTCGGAAGGGTGAGTTAAAAGCAGATAGCTTTGTAACCCCGAAAGGAAAAGCTTTATCAATTACCGCTTTACGACGACGCGCGGCAAACTCTAACGCTGTCTTTACAACAAAACAGAAAATGCGTGATGCTAATGTGAAAATCAACGTATCCAGACCAAGCACACTTGTTAATAACCCTGCTTACAAAAAGCAACTACGGGATATGTATTTGCTGGATGCTGATGATTACAATAAGACTTTTGCACTTACTGATTTTAAAGGTAAAACACTTCAGGGTAAGCAAACTGCAAGACGCCGTGTTGGGAACCAATTTGATGAGAGTAACACCAGCTTTGACCCCTTGACAGGGGAAGTCCGTAATAATAACCTCTACGACCCTAACCATCAACTTTATCAAGAACGAATTGACTTCATGCGTAATTCGAAGGTCCTAAAGCCTGAACATAAAGGATTCATCCAAGATGTGGCGGACGGGTTAGAAGATAAAGTTTCAGTTAACCAACAAACTGTTGTGGTTGAGAACCTACGTGTAGTTATGGAAAGAGCGATCAAGGATAAGAAACCTTGGGAGGACTTTGTTTCAGTTGTTCGAGCAGAAAATCGATTTGCCGTACAGAATGTTTCCCGTCTTCTCGATGTTAGACAGAAAGGTTCTTATAATCTTTTTACGAGATTCTTTGGAGCGACTGATAAACCTGAAATCCAGCTTATGGATGAGTATTATACATTGGATAATTTGACAAAGAATATGTTGAAGGACCAACGGTATATTGATTCCTTCCGTGGAACTAAAGGAAAGAATCTAGCTATTCGTCTATATTTTTCCGGAAAAGCACCACCAAGAGCTTATTACAGAGGTCTTCTTGGTAAATATCCCACGAAAAAGAAGATAAAGAAATGGTTCCTGAAAGAAACACCTATCGGAAAAGCTTATGAAAAATTTACTGACAGAACACCATCAGATTCTTGGTGGACTAAACAGATTGCCAAGGTCAATCAGAACTATCGCCATATTGTTGATCTTGAGTGGGCCACAATTAAAAAGAAGCCGTCGTCAATTATCCTTGATGATGCCGTTGTCAACTCACTCTCAAAGTCTATAAAGCTTGTTGCCTCTGGGCAGATGACAGATTATGATGGTCTTGCTATCGCAATCGGAAAACAGATGGGTAAGGATTTTGAAGATTTGTTACCTTTCACAAAACATACACTTGCAGATTACCATAAAGATGGATCACGTATCCTAGATTATATGGTTAAAAAGAAGATGATAAGAACCAATTTCCGAGGAAAGGTTCGGAGAGGTGTTTATGATGTAGATACTGGTAGAGCTTCTGGCTCATGGGGTGATACAGTTTCAAGAGAAGTTCAGATACTTGATAAGGATATGATTGCCCTTCAAAAGGCAGAGCGTAGGGTTACTATTGCTAGACGCCTAGGTACTGTATCAGGTAGAGATCGTATGTATGTCACTGCTGGTAAAAAGACTTACATTGACGCTAGAGGTAAGGATACTAATATCCCTATCATTTCTCGTGGCAAAGCTCCAAGCTATGATGCTAAACAAATCGATAGAGATATGGCAAACATGATGAACCATGCAATGGATGTTCAGTATCAGGTTGACCCCATATTTACTGGATTCATGGATGATGTTGTACGTTTCCGTGACCCGCGTGGTAACTCAAAGTATTATGACTCTATAAATGAGTTTAGACAAGACATTATTAAACGGGGTGACTCTTGTTACGGCATGATGACGACCGCAAAGTGGCACGCTCAGAGGAAGAAACCTTTTAGAACACTTGTATATATCGATAGTCGTGGTCGTGTATACCACCGTGGTTATTTGACCCCTACTGGTGGAGAAATGGTAAGACCCTTTCTGGATGATGCGATTGCGACATCTATGCACCCGAAAGGAGTAGAACAGATCCGTATCCAACTAGGTTCTATGGTTGGTCCGGGAACTGAGGCTCTCACCCATGCTGGACGAATGGAAATCTTTAAAAGAAACGAAAAGCAGATAATTGAACTTGGTAATCTCCTTCTAGGTAAAACTCAGAAAGATGCCCGCATCCGCAAGTTTCTCACTCACCCTTTAATTGAAAATTTGGACGGGGTTGAAGTACCAAAGATGGCAAGACTCTCCCTTGAGTATGCCCGTGTTCATAAACATGTTGATGGTGATTTTAGTAATCTTTCGCTCCTAAGTAAATACAAAACCCGTCTTATGATTGAAAATGATGCTTCCGCTTCTGGTGCGCAGATTATCGGTCTTTCCACTGGTAACCGTGATATCGCGATTGCATCAAATATCTTACCAACTGCACAAAAGAATCGTCTCTATGATTTGATTGCAATGGATACGATCGATGACCCTGAGTTTAGGAAAATCCCCGCTTTGCGTGAAGCGAATCTTACTTGGGAGGATCTAGCTAAAGGTGCGAAATCAGCTAACATGGTAACTTTCTATGGTGCTGGCCCTGCAACTCAGGCTGCAAACGTAACTAATAAAATGGTAGATGTCCTTCAGAAGAAAGGATTTATCACAATAACAAAGTCAGATGTAACTAACCAACTTCGGATAATTGATGGAAGAATTAAAGCTGCCGATCGTATCGGTGCTTCTTTGACAGCCACAGAACTTCGTAGTTTTAGAGGAGAATTGCTTGACTTAGTAAACAAACAACAAGGTACAGGAATCAAGCTTTTGAAAACTGCCGAGACTATTCATCCAGACACCGCAGACTTCGTAACGAAGATTATGGGTGCAAGGAATGGAATTATCGGTCCAAAAGATTTTGAACGTGTATCAGAGATTATGGCTAAGAATCTTGAAGCTCGTGCGCCAGTAACAGGTAAATTTATCAAGTTCTGGAAGAAGGTAGCTAAGACCTATGTCAAAGATACCGAAAGTGTAGACATCCCGTGGGTGACTTTCGATGGAAAGACAATGACTCAACAATACCGACCACAACTCCAAGAAAGGATCGATTTTACAGATCCTATCTCTGGTCGTAAGATCGCAAATATATACCAAGCAGAAGCCGAGAATGGTAAACTACTTGGTAAAGGTTCTATACAGGATGCCGCTATTGGCCTCGGTGTGAATGGCAATCACTCAAACGATGCAGTGATTGTTAGAAAATTTCACCTCTGGGGACGTAAGGAAGGTATCAGTACCGGAACTATCCACGATGCTTTCTTTACAAATGTAGCCGAAGCAGATCGTGCTATCACTAAGCTCCGTGAGATTTATGCAGATGCACTTGACGGAGATACTATCACTAATACACTAAAAGCTATGCGAAGAAAAGGAATGTCTAGAGAGAATTACAATAATCTTTTTGATGAAGCTGTCGAACTCGGACTGATCAACCCAAGTAACAGGATCACAAGAAGTGATATTCTAGCAGAGATTCCCGATGGTCAAAGATACTACGGTATCGGCCCTTAATTAATAACCTGAAAGCTAATCTATTTGTAATAGTTAGTTTACAATAATCCCTTATAATTATATGAGTTGTACTCATTTAGGAGAAATAAAGACATGCCTAAGACAATTGAAGAACTAGAAGCGGAGTTGGCGGCTCTGCAAGCGAAACTCAATAACGAGGAGAATGAGGAAGAAGAGAATGAAGAGGAAGAGAATGAAGAGGGAGATGATAGTGAGAATGACACTAAAATCGCCGCTCTGAAGAAATCTCTTAATGCTCTCGA